TTCGACCTCGAACAGCAATCTCAAACGACCAGGAAGGTCAAATGTGGCAAGATCGACCTCATTTCCAATATCCGCTAAGGCCTCATTAAGAGCGCCCCAAATGTCAGGATTCCTATAGACAGTCCTGAACAAATAATAGCCTTCAAGGCTATCAGGGATATAAGAGTAGAGCCTTAGGAGTGATTCCTGCACACTACGTTTCTTGTGCCTTTCCGGAAACACTTGCCTTTGGACAATCTCTTTTACTGGACGACGGGCGCGACCCTTCATCCAATAATGGCCGAGAAAATGAACCATGTTGTTGAAAACGTCTCCGCTTTCTTCTTCAGGGTTCTCATCCTTGAAAGAGCTTGCAACCATGCTCTTTTCAACACTCAACGTAAAGCCTAGTTCCGCAGCTGCGGCGGCCAGCTTACCCAACGGCACGTAGGTATCGTTTGCAAACACCACATCGTCACCAAGGATAAGTACGTTATGATCAGACACAATATTCCCAGTAATGCGGATCCACATGTACTGAAGCAAGATCAGGTTCACGACTGATCCGATCAGACTAGTGAAAGGATTCCCTGACGGAATACCTTTATGCACCTGATACATCTCACCGTCTGGAGTGAGGAGTTGAGAATGAATGAAGTCATTCTGGATACGCCTATACAGTTCCTTTTCTTCGTCAGACATGTCGATGTAAGTGCTCAATAATCCAAAAGCATCATCGATCATGTGTGCTGGAATGGATGTATCGAAGCCAGAGTAGTCCAATGAATAGACATACCTAAACCTCGACCTCATTGACTCCACGAGTGCTACTTTGTCCCAACTGTGGAGTCCCCACGCGAACGGTCGTTTTCTAACCATTCCTTTGTAGCAGGGTTTCGAGAAACGCGTAGCGACAATAGTCGTAGCAATCGGCGCCATCCAAACGAGACGAGTTTTCGGCCCAGCAGACCCAGGTTGAACGCGACGACCAACCAAATAGGGGTCAAAGCCGGATACACCAGAAGCGAGTCGCTTAGCACGTTGTGCAGCGGCATCCAGGTGATCGCTATTGCGGCCGAAGAAAGGAGCGCCAGAATACTTGTTGCGATGAATGTGAT